GTTCATCCAGGCTGGATTGCATCGCTACGTGTGATGCCTTTCCGGACAGATTCGCGCGCGGAGCGGTAGCTAGGAAGTAGAGGGACAAACAGCCCTTCAGAAAGGACTGCAATGAACCCGGTGATCTACCGCTACCGCTTCAAGCCGCACGTGCCGCTTCGGGACGCCGAGGAGACCTTGCTCCTCGGCGTCCTGGCGGCCGAGGGCCTCCACGGCGCAACCCGGATCGAGATGGACGTGTGCTACTGCTTCGACCGGGAGCGCCACGCGTGCGTGGTCGACGGCCGCAGCCCCGCCGGGCGCGACGTGGCCCGAATCTTCACCAACTTCCTGCGCCACGAGTTCGGCCCGGAGGCATTCGAGGTCAAGGCCGTCGATGTCGCCTCCGGCTGCAAGGCGACGGAGGCCCGCGCATGAACCTCTCTTCCCTTTGGCGACGCCTCAGAAAGGACACCCCAGCCATGACCGTGATCGACGACCTAGGTTTCCTGATCCGCGAGTCGCAGGAGGAGTACCAGGCCAAGGCCAAGGACCACACCACGGCCCACGGCCTGAACGACTTCCGCCGCGACCCGTTCCTCTTCCACAAGAAGATCTCCGGCCTGATCGAGGAGGAGGACCGCCCGGCGTTCAGTGTGGGGCGGGCGGCGCACACGCTGGTCCTGGAGGGCCGTGAGGCATACCGGCAGCAGTACGCCTTCAACCCGCCGGTCAACCCGAAGACGGGCGAGCCCTTCGGGCGCTACACCAAGACGTTCGAGGAGTGGGCCACCGCCCAGGGCAAGCCTGTCATCGACAACGAGCAGGCCCTGCTGATCGAGAACCTCAACGACTCGGTGCGCAATCACCCCCTGGCTGTGGAGCTGCTGTCGGAGGGCGTGGCCGAGGGCGTGGTGCGCGTGCCGTACATGGGCATGCCCTGCCAGGCCCGGGTGGACTGGTTGAATCCCCAGCGCGGCGTCATCGACCTCAAGACCACCGACACCATCTCGTACCTGGAAGGCTCGGCCCGCGTCTACGGCTACATCCACCAGATGGCCTTCTACAGGTCGCTGATCTTCCAGGCCACCGGCAAGGTCGTCCCCGCCTTCATCATCGCCGTCGAGAAGCGCGAGCCGTACCGCAGCGGCGTGTGGACCATCGGCAACGACGTGCTGGGGGCCGCGCAGAAGGAAAACGAGCAGGCGATGGAGCGGCTGGCCGAGTGCCGGGCGCTGGACCAGTGGCCGACCGGCTACGAGACCCTGCGGACCATCGAGTGGCTGTAACCCTCGCCAACCTCTCGGAAAGGAGACAGGCAAAATGCCTCTACCGTCAACCGTACTGACCCAGGTCAACATGCGTGCCCCCAAGGGCATCGTCTACGGCCCGCCCGGGGTCGGCAAGACGACCTTCGGGGCCAACACCCGCAAGCCGATCATCGTGGACTGCGAGAACGGCTGCGCCCACGTGAGCTGCGACCGCACCCCGTACCTGCCCGAATGGTCGTCCATCCAGCAGTGGTTGGCCGCGCTGGCGGCCGGCGGTCACGACTACGGCACCATGGTCGTGGACTCAGTGGACTGGCTCCTTCGCCGCGCGGAGGAGCACGTCTCCGGGGTCGACGGGACGCCCGCTGGCATGAAGCAGACGCTCAACCGCTCCCACGGCGGATACGGCAACGGCAAGCAGGTGCTGCGGAACTACGTCTACCAGTACTTGCTGCCGACCCTGGACCGGATGGTCAACTCCGGCATCGCCGTGGTGCTGCTGGCGCACGCCACCCGGCGGGACATCACGACCATCGACGGGGTCACGTTCGAGAAGTCTGCCCCGGAAATCCACTCCGACTTGGTCAACACCATGATCGAGTGGTCGGACTTCGTCGGGGCCGCCCGCATCACTGGTCAGACCCGCGAACTGGTCCTCTGCGAGACCAACCAGCTTCTGGCCAAGAACCGCTACGGAATCAGCGCGCCGCTGCCATTGTCGTGGCAGGCGTTGCTCGGCGCGATCTCTACCCCAGCCAAGCAAGGAGAAAAGACCCATGGCTAACCTGCAAGGATTCAACGCGCAAGAGGTCGACCCCGCGACCACGTTCGAGCCGATCCCGGCCGGGAAGTACATCGCCGCGCTCACCGCCTCGGAAATGAAGCCCACCAAGTCCGGGGCGGGCAACTACCTGGAGCTGACGTTCCAGGTCATCGAGGGCGAGTTCAAGGGCCGCATTCTCTGGGCCCGGCTGAACCTGGACAACCCCAATCCCACGACGGTCAAGATCGCCCGGGCCGAGCTGTCGGCCGTCTGCCGAGCGGTGGGCGTCATGACGCCGCGGGACAGCCAGGAGCTGCACAACCTGCCCCTCCAGATCAGCGTCCGCATGAAGAAACGCAGCGACACGGGCGAGCTGACCAACGAGATCAAGGGCTACGCCAGGAAGGAAGCCGCCGCCGACGTGCCCCAGCAAGCCGCCACCACCCCGCCCTGGATGCGGAACTAGGAGACCCCCATGCGAAAGCAGATGACGCACAAGGAGTTCATCACGTTGGTGCGGTTCCTGGAGGCGCACAAGCAGCGCCTCCAGGAGGAGCGCCCGCCCTATGCGGCCGTCGCGCAGCAGGCCAGCAGCGAGTTGGGCTTCGACTGCACGGAGAACAACGTCCGCGCCGCCGCCGACGCGTGCGACCAGGCCTGGACGGCGCGGCGGAAGGCCAGCTGTGCCCGCGCGTCGCAGAAGCACGTGTCGCGCATCCTCGCCCGGGGGCTGCTGGAGATCGCCGCCGCCTTCGACATCAAGCTCGACCAGGACATCCATCGCATCGCCAACGGCCGGCGGCTCTCCGACCCTGTCGAATCTCACACCGCCGGCGTGGCGGCAGGCGGGAACCCATGAAGCCCCACGACGAGATCGTCAACCCCGACGAGCGGATCGTCAAGGTCAGCCCGAAGGTCGGTCGCGCGTTCTACGCCATCCGCGACGTCTTCCTGGGCTACTGGCGCAGCACGGAGCCGCTCGACGGCTACGCCTGGACGCGGGACCTGGGGCTGCGGGCCCGGTTCGCCACCCGCGCCCAGGCGATGCGGGAGATGAAGGCGATCTGGCGCAGGCGGCGGGAGGCGGCATGAGGCTCGAACTGCCATGGCCGCCGAGCATCAACCGCTACTACCGCCATGTGGGGTTCCGCACGCTGATCAGCCGGGAGGGCCGGGCGTTCCGCAGGAACGTCTGCGCCCTCCTGGGCGGCGGCGGGCCCCGCAAGCCGCCCGCCGGGGGCCGCGTCGCGTTGTGCATGGACGCGTTTCCCCCGGACGGCCGGCGGCGCGACATGGACAACATCCAGAAGCCGGTCCTGGACGCCCTCCAGCACGGCGGCATCTACCGGGACGACAGCCAAGTGGACCTGCTGATCACGCGGCGTCGGCGGCTCGGGGCCGGCGGCCGGGTAGTGCTCCGGCTGGACGAGATGCCCCTGACCAGGTGCCCGCTTTGTGGAGGGCCGTATGACGAACCGGGAATGGAGAGAGATTGAGGGCAAGTTCCGCCTATGGTCCTTCCGCGTGTACTACGACAAGTCCTTCGCCAACGAGATGGACTCGACGCTGCGGTTCGTCAAGGCCCTGGTCGCCTCCAGCCAGCCCATCCGCGACCGGCAGGCCGTGATCGACTGGTACTCCAAGCGCCCTCGCAGGAAACATGTTGACGCTCAGACCCTACCAACGTGAAGCCGTGCAGTCCGTCTACCGCCACCTGCGGGAGCGCGACGACAACCCCTGCGTCGTCATCCCCACCGGGGGGGGCAAGACGCCGGTGATGGCCACCATCTGCGACGACGCCGTGAGTCAGTGGAACGGCCGCGTTCTGGTGCTGGCCCACGTCAAGGAGTTGCTGGAGCAGACGGCCGGCACGCTGAACCACATGGCCCCGCAGCTCCACGTGGGCGTCCACTCGGCGGGCCTGGGCCGGCGCGACACCGAGCACCCCGTGATCGTGGCCGGCATCCAGTCGGTCTACAAGCGCGCGGCCGACCTGGAGCCCGTAGATCTGGCGATTATCGACGAGGCGCACATGATCCCGCCGGAAGGCGACGGGATGTACCAGACATTTCTGTCGGAGGCCCGCCTCGTCAACCCGCGCCTCCGCGTGATCGGCCTGACGGCCACGCCGTTCCGCATGACCAGCGGCATGATCTGCACACCCGAGCACTTCCTCAACGCAGTCTGCTACGAGGTGGGTGTCAAGGAGCTGATCCGCGACGGATACCTCTGCGCCCTGCGGACCAAGGCCGGCACGGCGAAGGCCGATACCTCGGCGCTGCACGTCCGGGGCGGCGAGTTCATCGCCAACGAGGTCGAGGACCTGATGGACCAGGACGGCCTGGTCCGTGGCGCATGCGCGGAGATCGTTCAGCACACCCGGGACCGCCGGTCCGTGCTGATCTTCGCCAGCGGCATCCGGCACGGCCAGCACATCGTCGAGGTCCTTCGGCGCGAGCACGGCATCGAGTGCGGCTTTGTCTGCGGGGACACGCCGACGGCCCAGCGCGACGGGCTGATCGCACGCTTCCGCCGGCGGGGCAAGCCCGAGTTGCTCGGCGACAACAAACCTTTGAAGTACCTCTGCAACGTCAACGTGCTGACCACCGGCTTCGACGCGCCCAACGTGGACTGCGTGGCGATGCTGCGGCCGACCATGTCGCCGGGCCTCTACTACCAAATGGTCGGTCGGGGATTCCGGCTCTGCGAGGGCAAGGCCGACTGCCTGGTGCTGGACTTCGGCGGCAACGTCCTGCGGCACGGTCCGGTCGACGCCATCCGCGTCACCGACGTGACCAAGGGCAACGGCGACGCGCCCGCCAAGGAGTGCCCCCAGTGCCATGCCGTGATCGCCGCCGGCTACGCCGTCTGCCCCGAGTGCGGGCATGAGTTCCCGCCGCCCGAGCGACAGCAGCACGACCGCCAGGCGTCCACGGCGGGAATCCTCTCCGGGCAGGCCACCGACGTCGAGCACCAGGTCCGCGAGGTGTTCTACGGCGTCCACCAGAAACGCGACGCCGGCCCCGACCACCCCCGGACCATGCGCGTGGAGTACCAGGTCGGCTGGCAGCAGTACTTCTCGGAGTGGGTCTGCTTCGAGCACACCGGCTACGCCCGGGCCAAGGCCGAGGCCTGGTGGCGGCTGCGGTCCAACGACCCGGTGCCCGAGACGGCCGACGAGGCCGTGGAACTGGCCCAGGCCGGCAGCCTCGCGCCGACGCTGGCGATCACCGTCCGCACCGTCGCCGGCGAGAAGTACGACCGCATCGTGAACCATGCCCTGGGCGAGAAGCCCCCGGCGGTCACCGGCGGCGACCTTGCCGGGGGCGAACCCGAGCCCGCCTACGCGGAGGACGACATCCCATTCTGAGGAGATTCGCATGAACTTCCCGCAGCCCCTGTTGCCGGTCGAGGCCGGCTGCCTGGCCGAAGGCCTGAAGGTCCTCTGCCCGGTCTGCCGGTACAGCTACGTGCATATCGAGCGCGTCAGCTACGCGCCGGGCGAACACTGCCCGGTCGGCGTGGAGGTCACGTCGCAGGCGGTCCGCTGGAACCGCGAAGTGCCGTGCGAGGGGCGCGGCGACCGGGTCTTCATCGAGTTCTGGGGCGAGTGCGGCCATCGTTTCGGCCTGCTCCTCCAGCACCACAAGGGCGAGACCTTCATTCATCGCTTGGACTCGTGAGGCACGATGCCACCGGAACAGAACATCCTCCTGGCCGCGGCGCTGGCGTATGCGGAGATGGGCTACGCGGTCTTCCCTTGCGTCCCCGGCGGCAAGGTGCCGCTGACCGAGCACGGATTCCTGGACGCCACCACCGACGCGGCGAAGATCGAGGCGTGGTGGGCGCAGAACCCCGCCGCCAATGTCGGCATGGCGACGCAGGGCATGGTGGCCATCGACGCCGACGTGGTCGACGGCCGGCCCAACCCGTGGCTGGACGGCGAACCGGACAAGCAGCTTTCCCTGGCGGTCGCGCCGATGTCCATCACGCCGCGGGGCGGGCAGCACCACCTGTTCCGCCAGCCGCCGGGCAAGGCCTGGCGCTGCACGGAGGGCAAACTCGCCCCCAAGGTCGACACCCGCGCCGACGGCGGGTACATCGTCGTGCCCCCGTCCATCCGGGAGGACGGGCGGACCTACCGCTGGCAGGAGACGCTGGAGCTGACCGTCGGGCCGGGCCAGCTCCCCGAGCCGCCGGCCTGGCTGGTAGAACGGCTGGACCGGGTCGCCGAGGGTCGCGCCACGTTGGCGCAGGGTGCGACCCCTGCGGAGGGGTCGAGCCGGATACCGGCCGGCCAACGGAACGCGACCCTGGCGCGCCTGGGCGGCGGGATGCGCCGGATGGGCATGTCCGAGGCCGAGATCGCCGCGGCGCTGCTTCAGGTAAACCAGGCAAGGTGCGCCCCTCTGCTGCCGGCGGCCGAGGTCCAGCGGATCGCAGCCAGCATCGCACGGTACGAGCCGGATGCGGTCTCCGTGGCCCTGGTCGAGAACCATTACGACCAGATGTTCAGCGGCAACGCGGAGGCGGATGCCCCCGCGCCCGTGGTGGAAGACCCCGGCCCCATGCCCGACGAGCTGCTGCGCGTGCCG